TTGAATTGATAAAAATTAACAGGCATTACTCCATAGATTTGACTACCTACTGTAAAAGCATTATTAAATTTACCATCAAACCCCAAAACAAAAGTATTTTCCAAACTATAAGAAGAAATTATCCTATTCCTTTCTGTGTTGGTTGCGCTGTCGTGCCATTTACAGACAGCAAATACAGTATAGTTATTACTAGCGTCAGCTAATGGACTTGTTTCGGTTTGGTAAACGAATCTTGCTTTCTGAGTGGTCGTAAATGAAACACCATAAGTTCCATTCGGGCTTTGCTCTGAATATGTTGATCCGTATGTTGGCTTGTTAGCACTTCCATTTGGAGATGCGTAAGTTCCATTTCCTAAAACGCATTTTATAGTTGATCCAGCTACAGTATTGGGCCAATTAGTTACTGATCCTGTTGAAGTGGTTAAAGAAGCATTACTTGCGTCAAACTGAGCAATTAGTCCATCTGTAATTGGAGGGTTAACATTGTCTGAATTTGTATATACGTTATTTTCTCCAACAAAGAAATCTGTTGTAATTACTTTATCAGTCTTAGCGAATGAATTAGTGGCTGTAATTGAAAGCGGAGTCGTATTTCCATAGGTTTTTGTTATTGGATCATAATTAGCAGGAACCTTAACCTTTAATAGTTTAACATCATAAGATCTTTCTGGAATCTTTGAGAAATAGGCAGCATTAAACTTAGAAGTTACAATAGCAGAATTCGTATATCTAAACGAAGAAGAATATATTTCAGTAATGCTTTCTAGATTTATAAAAGAAGCTCTTGAAGAATAAGTGTCTTCTGGAGTAATCTTTAATACTGATATATCCCAACCTAACCAATTTTCATTTTCGTTCAATGATAGAAACTTGGAAGAGGTGTCAAAAATAATTTGTTTAGAATATCCTTGAGTAATTTTTCCTTTCGACTCTAGTTCGAATATTTGAGGGAAAGTGTCCACTGTGACAGCTAAGTCTTTAGAATCATCAATTACTTTGGCTTTGTCTGAAATTAGATCAAGTACTGCGGAGTTGCTATTATAGCCTTCTTTGTAAATTGGCGAAATTCTAATTCTTATTTTAAAGTTATGACGGATTACAGAACCCACCCCAGCATCTAATGTTTGTCCATTAGTTAATTCAACATCTCTACTTGCTGGATCTAATGTAAATGTGCTGCTGCTTTGATTGGCACTTGTTACTCCTTCTATTTTTAAAGTGCCTTCTGATATTGGTTTTAAATCCTGATATTTTAAACTGACATAAAGAGAAGAAATTCTAAAATTAAGAGAAATCTTTTTGCATTCCCTGTTTAAAATGCGATAAGTTCTTTGATAATCAAGAGTTTCATCTTCAGTTGAAGCTAGTAGATTTGGACCTCTAAGTCTCTCTCCTATTGAGCGGATATAAGAAACATTGTCAAACTCTCCTCCAGATGAAGTCCCTTCTGGGGTTCCATTAGTTGCTTGAATGTTTATTTGCTGGAAGTTGTATTTATCTTGGCTGTCTAAAAGAGGGGTTTGATTCCATTGAACTGATCTTAAATATTTTGATTCTCCATCGCTACCCACAACTGATGGGTATTCATTATAAGTAACTTTTTTAAATCCTAGGTCTCCAACTTGACCTGAAAAGCTATATTGTCCCTCAAGAAGACCTTCAATTGGTCCCTCTGACAAAAGATCTTTTACTTTAGCAAATTGGTATACGTTATAAGTAAGTCCATCATATACAAATCCTTCAGCATCTTCATATGCAGCAGTTGGCGTTGGGGCTGCACTTGCTCCACCTCCACCTCCACCAAAACCTTTTATGTATTTAAAATCTTCAAGATTGTTCATTTTATATATTATTTATTTGAGCTTTTACGTCTGCTGCCGTTGATTTATTATCTAACTCAATGTTATTGACAGATACTTCAACTGTCTGAGATCCTATTTTCATTCTACCGTAACCAATTGGAACTGGACCGCCTTCTCCAAGAATGTTAGAAGGTCCATCAAATAAGTAGTTTGGCTTGCTGCCGTCTTCTTGTATTTTTCTAAAATCATCAAATTTTGGAGGCGACATCATTAATAATGTAATACCTGTTACAGCTAATCCTATACCTGCTCCAATCATCGCTCCTGCAATCGTTGCGCTTGTTGTAGAACCAGCAACAAAGCCTAATGCAGCAGGTGCAAAAACGCCTGTAGCTATTAACAAAACGCCAAGAACTAAAGCTAAGACTCCTTTGGTTGTATTGTTTCCGCCTCCCCCACCAGCACCCCTAATAATTGGAACGATATCTAAGGTTTCTAGCTTTTCATTAATCATTACTAATTCAGAATTGAGAATAGAGTCTGGTTTTTCTAGAGAAATATTTTCTGGATTCATTATTTCTCTCTTATTAACAAGCACTTTGTACTCTACGCTTTTTTCTGCTGCTCCTATTAGATATTTTAAGAGCTTGCCTTTAGACAAGACCTGAATAGCTCGCAATGCTTCCTTTATGGAATTTACTTTTAAATTCCAACTTTCTCTTCCTACTTGTTCTGCTATTTCTCCGTGTAAGGTAATACTAGTCATAAAGGTGATGTCTCATTATATAAATTACCCATTTTTTGTATTGGTTAGAAAGCTTTTCAGTAAGAGAACGCTTATTTCCGGGGTGATGTAGAATAGTATCTTCTCCAAGATAAACAGCGCAGTGTATTGGAAAATTATAAGCTTTTGTTCTCATTATTAGAACATCATTCTTTTTAAAATCAAAAACTTCTTTAAATCCGTTATATTCAAAATACCTTTTTAAGTAATTATCTTTTTCCTTTAATGCGGCTTCTTCGTCTGTGAATCTTTTAGCTACTATATCATTATACTCTTGCTCAGATACAGATTCTTTTAGAACCTCTAACTCTGGGCATAAATGAATATTTAAATCATGACAGAAATAATCTTTTACTAACCAAAGGCAATCAGCAAAACCCAAAAGAAAAGGTCTGTCTGTATATTGAATTTTATATCCATTTGGATGATAGATGTGAAAAACTCCACTCTGTTTATTATAAACTATACATGGTAAGCCTAGCCTTTCCGAAACAATTATATCTGCATCAGAAATAGAATCAAAATTAATATGAGAATGATAATAAGCCGCAAAATTAGATTGGCTATAAATATCCATCGCAAATTCAGTAGCTGAATTAATGAGGTTATCTTTCTTTTGTACCTCTAGTCCATTATCTGTATGTACTAAAACGCCGCATACTTCATTATTAGAAGTATTAGCGTGTTCTATGATTTTATTTTTAAGCTCTTCTGTTAACATAATTGTTTACTCCTTGCAAAACAATAGATCCTTCTCTTCTCTGCGTCTGTTAGTTTTTCTATTATTGACTTTTTATTTCTTGGTTGATGTAGGATATAACCTTGTTCAAGGTAAATGCCAAAATGAGAAGGATAGTTATCTAAATACTTGAACACAATAATATCATGTTTTTTAGCATTTTCTATACCTTCTATTTTGATAAAGTTTTCTTTTTCAAAGAATTTGTCAAAGTTCTCTGAGTCACAAAACTCTGTTAGTTTATTTTTAACAAAATCTGCGTAGTTTTTATCCCAATCTACCCCTCTTTCGTAATGGAAAATCTTAATGCCAAATTCTTCATTATAATAATTCTCTACTATTGATAAACAATCAGATTGATTAATAACAAAATTTTTGTTTATGTATTTATTATAGTAATTTTCAGGAGAATACTCTTCAAAAGAATCTCTTTTTAGTATATAAACGATATTCTTTAGTTTTAAATTAGAACTAATTTGCTTGTCTAGTTCAGAAAAAGAATTGTCTTGAATACAGTGAGAATGATAAATGCCAGCCACTTTGCCATTCATTGAGGCTTTGAGGTAGTCCATTTGGCATACAACGAATTCATTTTCTTTATCTTGAGCAGCATTCCTGCATGGAAATACTTCTAGGATATTTTTTCTATTTAGAACTAAAAGACCACAGCATTCTTCAGGATTTTCCTTTAGCGCGTGTTCTTTTATTTTTGCTTTTATTTCATCCGAAACCATTACAATGCTCCTCTATTGTAATTAGATACTCCGTAAAATCCACCAAAAGGTAAAGCGTTTTCTCCAAATCTAATCTTACATCCTTTTATACTCTTAGAGCATTGGTCAGCTATCCAGTATTGTCCGTTTGGAGGCGGGATATTCATGGGAACGTTTGTCTTGGCAACAAAATAGAAATTAATATTTTTCTTATTGATAACTACTACATCGCCTTTGTTATAAGTTGTTGAGAGTTTCCAAGATTCTATTTTATTAGTTCCTACAGTTGTGCCAGAAAAAATTGGCATCTTTGAGATTATTTGATCGTCTTCAGTGGCGCAAACAGGAGCTTTTTCTCCAGTAGAATCGCTTTTATTTGGTATTGGAGTTATAGTGCCATGAGTATCTTCAGTTAGTTTTTCTTTATATTCATAGAGACAACCTTCTCCTCTATATTGCCAAGGACAAATATAACTTAATACTCTTCGTTTAGGAAGTTTGGCTCTGTCTAGATCTATAGCACTTGATAGTTCAAATTGAATACTATTTTTGTTTTCAGAAGATTTTCTATCAAAATAATAAATATCCCTAGGAAACTCGCAATTAGGATCAGGATCAAATCCTTCTGGTATTATAAGTCTATCTGGCGACAGAGGAGAGGTTCCGTCGTTTTGATAGAAATTTGATCTGTCAAGAAATTTAGCAAATGTTCTAATTCTAGTAAACTTAGCTCCAATTAAATCTCCAAAATTAACAGTTCCTCTAAATAAGCTAAACACATCAAGCATATCATCAGAAAAACTGATCTGAACTTTAGGCTTAGGAAATACGCCTCTTGAAGCTATTTCAAAACCCTCTGTAGAAAGCGGAGCAGGTAGATACGCATTTCCTTTCCAGTAAATGATGTTTCTTCCGAGCTTTAAATTATTATGAAGGCGAATTACCCTATAATTAAAAACACCAGTTTCTGCTCCCGGCAATGATATTTGAAAATTCTTAATGTTAACTACAAACTGAGAAGCAGTATCAAATCCAATTTCAGTTAAGTCTACTTCAAATAAAGAAATTATCGAAGAAGGCTCAAGAGAAAAGAACTCTCTGTTTACTTTTAAAGATGAATCTTTGTCTTGTTGAGTAGCCATAGGATTATGCTGGTACTTCTTCGAACGTAGCCTTTATGGAAAAGTTATTAAAAAATGGATTAGATGAACTCCATCTTCTACAAACAAATAGCTTGGCATCAGTTGATGCAACTGAATAAGGCGCAGATGGGTAGTAAATGAAAGCTGTTTTCGCAGATCTAGCACTTAAAAAGTGCAGTATTGCGGTGCATTCATCCAGAGTTAATCCATCAAAGTTTAATTCAAAATTAAGAAGATTAAAGTTTATTTGATCGCTAACTCTCTTTTCGTATCCATCTCCATATTTTATTACATTAACTTTGGGATCAAAATTTGCTTGAGTTTGATAAGAAGGCTTCCAAATAAACAAAGGATAGTCTTTCTTGACGACTGGGTGTTGAAAATATCCTCCCCAGTAAGCATCAGTATTAGAGATTACGTTAGAATAGACTGGAGGGTTATTTGCAGGTACGCCAGCTTTGGCATAATAGTATCGATTATCTGTATACACAATAATGTCATGCTTATTATATGCGACAGAATTGCTCCATGAGCTAATATTAAAAATTGAACTAGACATACCTTTTACCTTTTACCAACTTATTATTACACTTTTTTGTGTAAATAATAAAATAAGATGGCATTATCTCGACTAAATAAGCAGAACTTGGATTTTTACTTGAATCAAAGCCAAGTTCATGGCGTTCAGGAGATTCAGGCTTCCTATCAAATGCCAGTTCAACATACCAAATATCTTGGTATGAATAGCAGCTTTTACACTCCAGAAGGAGCAAAGGCTGCTAATTTGTCTGTGACTAGTTTATTAACAACGTCCAATGATTTTCTTGGTTGCACAGGGGAAGCTGGAAATTATGGCTTCGTAACCAAGAAGGCTAATCCTAGTTCTAATATCCTATTTGGATTTCAAAGTGGATATTTAACTTCTTATACTTGCGGTGCCCAAATCGGAGAAATTCCTACTGTTAGAGCAGATTTTCAAATTTTTAATGATGCTGGTTCAATTTCTTCGGCGGGTTCTTTTAATCAAACTAGTTCAACAGCATTGGTAAACTCAAACACTATTGACATAGGAATAAATGATTTCACAACAAATAGAGTCAATTCTTTCAATTTAAGCATAGCAGTTAATAGAAATCCCGCCTATTACTTAGGCTCTTCCACTCCTTTTTCTGTTAAAAGTATTTACCCTCTTGAAGTGAGTTGTGATTTTAATATAGCTCAAGACAACTATGTGCTTCAAAAGCTGTCTGATTTGTCTTATAACTTGAAGAATATAAGTAATTTTTATATTAACACTAAAGATTTTAATGGTAATTCAGTAAACTTTAATTTTGGAAGTTCGTTATGTTATTTCATTGATGTTTCCGAAGACTTCTCTGCTAGTGTAAATTCTCCTGTAGGAATAACGGTAAGGTACAGGGGCTATCTGAAATAAGGCAAAAGGATGAAATATTTTAATGAGTGTGAAGTAGTATTTAATTCGCGTTTTGGGTCAGGACTAGTTCTGGCTCAGAATACTTCTATTGGAGTAAATAGAAACATAAATTCTACTTATGTAATCGGAAGACAAAACTCGTCTCAGATGTTTAAAACTAAAGCAGATGAGACTAATATTGAGTTTACTTATTTTCCAAACATCTCTGATCCTATATATAAATGTTTCGATTACATAAAAACAGGAATTTTTACTGGTAGCTTTCCTGAAGCAGTTGTTCCTGTTCAGGTTGTTTTGGCAGGGGTAAGTGGGTCTTTTTATCCTTCTAGATATTCATTGACAGTAAATCCTAATTCAAAAGTACAAGCTTCTGTTTCTCTTTCTAGTTTTTCTAATCTTTCTGGAAGTATTAATGACAAAACTGCAATTAATAATTTAGCCAGCGGATCAGGCATAGCTCATTCGTGGAATGCTAAAGTCTCAGGAACAGCCGCTCTTTATAATGTTTTAGACTTCAACTACGGCATCTCTATCAACTGGAATCCAATTTATTCAGTCGGTCAACAAAGGCCAAGACAAGTTGATTTGTCCGCTGGAGAAGAAACGTTTGATTTTACTGTAGAAAATTTTAATTCAAATTTCTCTAATACAGACTTATCAACAGCAGAAAACGCCAAGATAAACATAACTACTTTTGGCGATCAATCAATAATGATTATCAACACTTCAGGAAGCAAGATTGACTCTTCCAATCTATCAATTAATATTGACGATTTCGCTAAAAATAAAATATCATTAAAAAGGAGTTTCTAAATGTTTTTCAACTATAAAAATTGCACATTTAAGCTAAGTGGCGTAGACATACTAGCCACTAATGTAAATATGTCTCTTGATTCAAGTAACACTCCTGTTTATAATGAAGAATTTAAAAAGAACTCTTATACATATTCTCCAGAAGATACAGTAGATACAAGTTTTTCTATTTCTTATTACTTGACAGGAAAAGACTTTGTTAAGGAATATCTTTTAGGCGCAAATTCTGAGCAGGGTATTTCTGGAAATTTTTGTGGTCTATATTTCCAAAGTGGTTACGTTACAAGCTATTCTATAAAAGGGTCTCCAGATTCTTTAGCTAAAGTAGATCTTGAGCTTAAAGTTTTTGAAACATTAAAAGGCTCTTTTTCTCCTACTGCCCCGGCCAATCTGCCAGAAATTACACCCTTAAATTTTTCAAATTTTTATCTGTCTGGAAATCTAGATGGTACTGCTTTTGATTCTAACGGTTATAATTTTACAAATTTTAGCTATCAATACCAAAGAGAGGTCCAGAAGTACAATAAAGAAGGAGCTTCTACTTTTGATCAAAGCGGTAGGGCTTATCTTGGAAAGAGGTCTCAATCGGTTTCTTTTGAGATAGATAACTTTAATGTTTCTCTCCCATATTCTGGAGTTCCTTGCGACTTTTATATTTCGCTTCAAACAGGGGCAGTTCCTCTTGATACATTGTCTTTTGCGGGAATAATTTCCTCTAAAAGATCTTCTGTCGAGTCTCAAGGATACATAAGATCTGAGTTTTCTTTAAAACAAGACTTCTCGCATTTTAGACCAGCAATAACTGATTTCACTCCAAGAGTTATATTGCCCGGAGCCACCGTGACAATAAATGGAAGTAATTTTATAAACGTTAAAAGGATTCTTTTTGGAAACACAGAGGCAGCTTCTTTTACTCCGGTTTCTACTTCTTTGCTTACTGCGGTTGCTCCTACAAGTTTAAAAGGTGCTGCTGCTATTTTCATAGAGACAGAAGAGACGACTTCTTCTTCTATTTTTAACTTTAAAACAAGTGTATCTGTTAATGATATAAGATTATCTACGCAGTTTCAAGGATTATAATATGCCAAGCTACAATACAGGTTTAATAAATCAAAAGATGCGCGTCACGGGCGCGGGTCTTTATGCAGTAAGTGGATTGCAGCTTCCCGGTGCTGGCTTCATTGATTTTTCTTATTACGACGCTTCACCAGAATATATTGAATTTAACGTTCCAGAAAATGTAGCTTTTGGTCAGGCTAAATTTTATTTTATTACTGGAAATTCGGTCTCTTCTCCAATGTATGTAAGTGGAGTAGACTTTTTTCCAATACCAAGATTGGATGCCATAATACCACAAACACAAGAGGTTGGTCAATTTGTTGCAGTAAGTGGCAAATCATTAAGTGGCGTACAATATGTATCCTTTAATAATATCACTGGAACAAATCTATCTTATCAACCAGATAGCGGCGTTTTGCTAGTTAAGGTTCCAAGCGGTTATACGACAGGTCCAATTAGAGTTAGTGGCTACAATAATACCGGAATAGTTTCTGTAGCTAGTGATTTTAATTTTTATGGTCGCATTTATATAAGTGGATTTAGTGATAATCTGCCATACGAAGGAGATGTTCTTAGAATATCTGGAAATAATTTTAACTTATCTTATGTAACTCAAAGTTATTTTCCTGTCAATTTTACTACCTCTGTAGATAATGGAGTTACTGGATTTGTAACCGCTCCATTTACTGGTGGTGGAGATGTAATTTCAGGAGTAGTCCCTGCAAATGCTAATGCTGGATTTGTAACAATAAATTCAAAAGACGACACTACTTTTACTTCCAGAAATCAAATAACTGTTCTTAAAGCTCCTGTTGTATTTAATGCTTTAAATTACTATTTAAATTCTGGACAATCTAATATTGCCATCGGTAAAAACTTTAATTACGCTACTGGAATTACTCTAAGCGGACTAAACTATAGACAACCAAAAACTATATTAAATAGCGGAGTTAGAAGTTCTCAAGTTGGGCTTTTTGGTAGATCTTTACTGTTTAGCGGAAATTCTTATCTGCAAATTCCTTCTCCTTCTGGTGGTGATTTTAGTTTTGGAGCAGATCCATTTACTATAGAATTTTCAGTTAATCCATTGCCATACACTTCAACTCCAAGAATTGATATGTTCCAAGATCAAGGATGGGATGGAAATGGTTTTTATTTTTATAAAGCTGCTGCAAGCACTAATTGGACATTTTACGCTAGTAATTCAGCTAAAGCTACAATTGCGACTTCTTTGATTCCAGCAAATCAATGGACTAAAGTAATAATATCTAGAACTTCTGCAAATGGTGATACATTTGTGGCAATAAGCGGTACTAATAGACAATCTTTTTCTACTGTTTCTGCTGGAACTCCTTATACAATAACGGCTGGTAGTGGATTATTCATTGGAACCCATAATACAGGTTCTTATGGAACGTATGGAGTAAATCCATTTTCTGGATATATTGAAGATTTTAGAATAGTTAAAGGCGTTGGATTATATAATACTATTAGCCAAGTAATGACTGGTTCTGGGCTGTTTGATACTCAGAACACGGTAATATTATTACAGGGCAATTATTCAGATTATGATTATAGAGGAGATAGAACTCAACTATCTAGTATTAGAGATATATCTGGTTATGTAGAAGATTATAATTATGGATTATACAACAAGGTCTTCCCAATCTCTGCTTTTGTAAAAAATTCTGTTGGTTCTAGCTTAACTTTTACTGGAACAAATGCTGATGCTGGATGTTACGATATTACTATAAAAAATTCTGGAGGAAGAGGCTTCTTGTTTAAGAATTTTGAAATAATAAAAGCAGATCCGATGATAAAGAGTGTTTCTACTTTTGAAAACTATATTGGCGGCTCAGTAGAAATCATCGGTCATAATATATATCCAGATACACAAATTCTTTTCCAAGACACTGGAGACGCTAATTCATTAGTTGAGGCTACAGAAAATTCAAATAGCTATTCTTATCAATCGACATTTAGAAACGCAAAAGATTTAACAGCTTCTAGCTCTGTAAGAATAAGCAACAATACGTCAAAATATGACGACAGAAGCTTCTTATTTTCTGGAAGCCCCGGACCATACATTAAGTTTTCTATTACTGG